CCAACTTATTACGGTAACGAGACATGACATCACGCAGATATTGTTCTGCCTTTACCTTAGGCAGATTACCAACATCAATGTAGAAAATTCTACGCTCTGGTGCTCTACTCAAACGATAAATGACCAGAGAGTCCTCAATCATTCTGAGTTGATTGAGTGCCTTGATTGATTTGTGGAGATATGAAAGGGTTGATCCTTTGTTTCTATCTACAAGACCTGAGGTGCAATATGAGATAGAGTCTTTTGAAAACTTGACACCCTTTTGATCACCAGCAGCTGCTGGATTTCCGGTAGGATAATTTGCTTTGGGGGTATAAACAAAGTATTCTTCAATCTCTGGGAACGCCATGTCCTGAGATGTCAGTTCTCTTACTCTTGCTTGTACACCTAAGTCTTTTGCTTGCTTCTTAGCATGACGCACAAACTTCATTTTTGCTGCGTCAATATAACGAAGTTCTTTGATTCCGTCTTCTGGTTTCTTTAAGTCAATGACTTTATGATAATATAATCTACCATCAACATACCAGTTACGATAAATCTCATGAGATTTTTTATCAAAATCTAAAAGATCTTTGATATTTTTGAATTCGTCTCTTAAAATTTTCTTGATTCCTTCCGAAGCATTGAGATTTGACAGTTCAATTTCTACGGGACTGTCGTTAAGATCACTTACAATTGCTTCGTTAACAATATCTTCGATGGCACTATCCACTTCTGGATGAAGTGCCATCTCTCTATAACGTCGAATTAGTTCGACTTCATTCTTATAGGTTCCTTCAATGTCAACGTATGACCCAAAAAATCCAGACGTAATATAGTGGTCATTCCCGTCCTCTTGTGAAGGAGGAACAGGACTGACCACTGATTTAGATTCTTGTTCAGAATCCTCAATAGAAAAACCGAATAGTTTCGCCATTATATTGGTGCGACTTAATTATTAACTATTTAGTTAAGTGCGCCAGGACCATCAGAGACTTCAAAGAATTGAACTTGGAATTCAACAGTGAACTCTTCAACGGTGTTTTCAGTATCGTAACCAAGAGCAATCTCAGAAACAGCAGTTGGGAAGATATCGTAGAAACGATATGATCTCAGAACGTTTGCTTTTGCGGTTGCAATTCTGCCAGCTCCTGCATCAGGAACAGCATTGGTGGTTTCGATTTGACCAGCAGTGCCTCTACCTAACTGATAGACATAAGCGTCTTTCATGTAAGCGTTAGGATTAGATGCGCCAGTGTTGTTGGAGAGTTTGCTGATACCATTCATCCACGTTTCCATTGCATGGCGAATCTTGAAGTCCTCATCATTGATGATGGTGAGGGTCCAAGGATCGAACGTTCTATCACCAGCAACTTTCAGAGTACGACCTCTGAAAGGAACATCGATAGATGCAACGTTGGATGCAGGAAGGTTTGCTGCCTTACACATAAAGGTAAGGTCTTTCAGCATTTCGCCATCTTTGGTGACATAAGATGGGAACTCAGGAATCGTTACCTCAAATAGATTGGGGCGTGCGCCGCCCCCTTTAAGGACCGATTTAAAATTAGATAAAGTCTTAATAGTTGGTGCTTCGTTAGCCATGTGCTATGCTCCTAGAAATCTTCGTTAGGGAATGGATCAGACTCTACCAGCGACTTCCTCGAAGGAGACACCCGTTCGGGTGGCAACGAAGGTGAGGGAGACATAGTTGATAGACTTGGCGGGTTTCAGGAAGATGTCCGCTCTGAACTCGTTGTTGTCAATGATGTCAGGAGTGTTATTTGTTTCGTCACAAATAACGAGGAAGTCATAAATTCCTCTCTTCGCCTGAACGTCACGCAGATAAGGTTCTACGATGTTGACAAAGTTCGCTCTGGTAATTTCATCATTGAGTTCAAACAGTTGAGCTTTGGCAGCTCCCTCTAAGGCTTGTTCCACAGTGAGGAACAGACGCCTAACGTTGATTCTATCGAACGCGGAGGCATAACCAAGGGCAGTCTTATCACCGAAGAGCAAGATACCGATACCAGGTTGGAACGAGATTGGGTTTACACGTGCCTGATACAGTTCGTCTCTTTGATTTTGATTGGGGTTGAATGCCAGTTTAACGGCATTGTTCAGCACACCACGCTGCTGACCAGCGGGCGAGAACCAAGGGAACGCTCTAATGTTAGTGCGCGTCATCAGACCAGCAACGTCAGCGTTCGTTGGAATGTAACGGAACTGGTTGTTGAAGCGGTCATAAGTGTACTTATAACCGGAATCAATGATGCCGTAGGAGGAAGACTTGACTCCGTTGGCAAACTTGACGATGTTCGATGCCTGAGTGTCATCATCGATAACACCAACAACACCGGATCTGTGTGGAGAAACAACTGCAACACAGTCTTGTCTTGCTTCGGCAATCGAGATGAGTCTGTTTGCCTTAGCTTGGGATTCTTCGATACCGTTGATAGAAGGACCCATGATCAGATAATCAACTGCAACTTCTTCTTTGTTCTTGAAGAGGTTGTAGGAAGTGATCAGATCACCAAGAGTTGCCTTCATACCACCAGTGGCGCTGTAATCAACACCACCACTGAATCCGTAACCTACGTTACCCAGTGCAGCAAAGGTGATACCCTGAGCGTTTTGACCCCACAGACCCTCAGCAGTGGTGTATGGAGTGAAGTGAGTGGAGAATCCAGTCGCTCTGGGAACAGTGCCGTGGAAAGAATCCTCATCGTTGGATGGGTTGTAACCAGCATATGCATACTCGGAGAAGTCTGCAAGGAAATCCTTATACCAAATCTTCTGAGGAGCATTTACAGAAGAAACAGAATCAAGTGCCTTAGACAGAGAATTAAACTTCTCTACAATGTTTCCTTGAATACCGGTAACAATACCTTCGTCGTCAACGATACAGATGTTCATGCCATCGTTGTATCCACCACGCTCACTGACGTAGTTGTTAGAGACTGGTCTAGGAGAAATTGCTTTCCAGAAGACCGTGCCATTGACGATAGGCAGTTGCTGTTGATCATACCAGTCAACAGCAGTAACTGCATCTACACCAGTGGAGTAGATAGAAGAGTTAGCAACAGAACCATCTGCTTTGTTAAAGAAGATGTTATCGTCTGCTTGGAAGGTGCTGCCAACAGAAAGGGAAGCAGCAGGATCATTCTTGGCGTAGGAAACTCTGATAGCGGTAGAACCAACACCAACAGCGTTGACTCTATGAGTCCACTTAACGTCGAAAGTAGAATCACCAGAGTTAGAATCAGTCTTAACACCGGTAACGATACCTTTCAGGAATCCAGTGGTAATCGTAGAGATGGTGCCTGTGGATGCATTGGGAACAACCAGGTTCGTGAGACCAACGGTGACGCCATAACCAATGGTAACACCCATGCCAGCAAGACTGGTCGTGGTGACGCCAACAGTTTGGTCTGCCAGATCATCGATAAAGCAGAGTTTCAGACCATTTGCCCACTTGCCGGGAGTCTTGGCAGCGTAGTTCCAACCGGTGTCGGTTTGATAGTTCTCTTTATAATCGTCGTAGTTCTTGATTTTCAGAGTAGTATCAAATCTGGTGTCGTTACCAGCATTGGCATTGTTCAGAGTTGCGCCGTCAGTTCTTACAACTTTCAGAACACCGCCATAGGTAAGGAAAGAACTAGCACTCATCCAGTATTCGTACTGGGCATCGGTGCCAATTGGCTTACCAAATTCTTCGATTAATTCTTGTTCGGTTTCAACGGTATATGGATCATCAACGGGTCCTTTTTGGAAAGGTCCGCAAATGCCACCGATATTATCTAAGACGTTCTCGGCTCTACCAACAGTGAGGTCAACCTCTCTAATTAGTACACCAGGAGACAATAATGCTACTGCCATTGTTTACTCCGTTAGGTCCATATTTGTCTAAGATTATTTATTATTTGCGATCTTTTCAGAGGGGGAATTAGGACGTGAACGCTACCAATCAGGATATTGCCAGTCCTTGAAGTAGTGATATTGCTTTCTATGCTTTAAAACTCTCTTCTTTGTACACTCTTTACACTCATATGCATAGGATGATGCCACAGATCCTTTGTCTTTTCTTGTTCTGTAAAATCCTTCTACGAGGTTCTTAGTCTCTCCACATACTTTACAAGTTCTATCGTTAAGGAGAAAATGTCCTAGACTGATCTGATCATCTAAATCCATTACAAATAATTCCACATATAGTCAGCACCACCTTGTGCATCACCATACGTTCCTTCTCCATACCATCTATCACCATTACTATCAACAAAACTATCATCACCTAAACCATCATCTAGGAATCCGAACGGTGCCATGTCTTGTTCGATTTGATTCTTTTGCTCTTCATACAATCTTTTGCGAACGTCCTGGTCAGTAAGTTCTTTGAAGTAATCTTGTGCCACTAACCAAGCATAGATGACAAGGCACATTGCAAGGTCATCATTACATCCATCCTCTGCTTCAAATGAATTACTTTTTGAGATGAAAGTAGTTAACTCACTAATGACCTCATAATCTTTAAATAGAATCTTGTCGGATTCAATCATTGTCTTTAAATTGAGAGATCCAACTTTCTTCACTGTCTTAGACATCTTGACTCCAAGTTGAGTCTTACTGCCAGAAAATCCTTGACCAACAACTTGTCCTGCTCTACCACGCATTGAACACATCAGAAGGTTTTGATATTCAAGATCGTATTGTAGAATACTGGCTACTTGATCTCCAATGTCGTTTACCTCACAGAGAATGAATGCTTCATTGTATGCTTTCGCTGTTGAATATACGATGTTGGGGAATAACATCGGTTTAATAGAGTTGTTTCTATACTTTGCCACAATCTTATGTGGGAATGATGTAATATCTGCAATAATAAACGCAGAGTAATCTTCCCCAACACCCCTTGCTACGTCAACTGTGCAAACATAATCATGATCCTTAATAGGATCCTCATAAACATCTAGACTATTATTAGATGTCTTAGGTGATTCATATACCAGACTTCTTAATTTTGCAGGATCAATCAGAGTATCAACAGAACCTAAGAACTCACATTCAAACTCAACCTTGAACTGGTTCTCTGATGTGTTCTTGATTGTTTGCTCTCGCCACTTCTCATCTCTACCCGGAACTTCCGACCAGTGAACCTGAGTAGGAACATATTCATTCTGCTCTCTTTCCGCATCATGCCACATGCGGTAGAAATGATTCATACCCTTGGGGGTGGATACGATAATGATCTTGGTAGATTTACCAGATGAAATCGTAGGATAAACTGAACTGAAAAAGTCGTCAGCAATGTGGTTTGGAACGAACGCGAATTCGTCCAAGAAGATGATGTTGAACGACATACCACGAACGGCAGCAGCAGATGTAGATGCTGCAAGGATCTTACTACCGTTTTCTAATTCAAGACTACCTTTGTTCCATGCAAGAATACCCTGTTGCATCCACTTGGGAAGATTCTCATATGCTGTCTGCAATCTTCCAAGTAGGTCTCTCGCAGTAGATGCTTTGTTTGCTAGGATGCCGATGTTTACATTATTATTGAACACTGCATAATGCAACAGATAAGAAACCGAAGTGGTAGACTTACCAGTCTGTCGTGGCATCATGCAGATATTAAATCGATTCTCATGAAATCGATTGATTAGTTTCTCTTGAAATGGCCACATCTCAAAAGGAACAAGACCCTCATCAACGTTGACGATCTTTACATATTTTTTTGCAAAGTAGACAGGATCAGCCTGACACTTGATCATTTCCTCAATCTGATCCTGAGTAAAATCAATCTGAGTGTTTGCTTTTTTTAGATTGGGATTACCCAGGTATATTTCTTGTGACATACTAAGTCCACTTTGGGGGATTATGAGGGCATCTTGCAAATGAAAATTTTGTCTTAACTTCCATAAAGCAATTGCAAATAGAG